TCAATGCCAAGCTAGTAGATACGTTAGGACTTAGTTGGTACTTGCATCACAATAGGACAAAGCATGGGCTGGCATTGTATGGAGAAGAGTATGGTGTACCTAAGCCCAAGGTAGATGATTGGGAAGGACTTTCTAAAGAAGAGTACGCCCATCGCTGTGAAGAAGATGTTAAGATTAATGTACGCCTGTGGCGAGACCTAAAGCGGAAATTGGAGAAACTATATGAACAGTGAAGCATGGAGACTTATCGACTACATCACATTCAAGTTAGACTGCGCTAGGGAACAGGAGGCCCTACGGTGGAAATTAGATGTAGCTAAAGCTAGTATGCACCTTGCTGAATGGCAGGGGATGAAGGAAGATAAGGTTGAGCAACTAGCTAATGCTATGCCCCGTCATGTACTGACTAAGGTGCAGAACAGGCCCAAGGTGATGTATCGTAAGGATGGTAGCCTAAGCAGTCATGGGGAGAACTTTGAGGCTCTTAGAAAGCAGTACAAGCAGCCTGAGACGGTACAGGGTTTTGTTGTGCAGACAGGAGAAGAACGGGGTAATCCTAACTCAGTGTCCCAGATCAAGGATTGGCTGTTTAGTATTGGTTGGCAACCCAGAACATTTAAGTTTGTAAGAGAGGCTAATGGTGATGAACGACAGATCGAACAAGTCAGGAAAGATGGGGAACTATGCCCGTCAGTTAAGAAGCTGGCTGTTAACGATCCTGCTGTTTCTATTCTGGATGGTCTTTCTGTTCTTACTCACAGAATCGGGATACTCAAGGCGTTCCTAGAGTGTGAGGTAGATGGATACCTAGAAGCTGGTGTGGCTGGCATGACTAACACTATGCGGTTTAAACACGCTAAACCTTTAGTTAACCTCCCCTCAGTGGAAAAGCCCTATGGTGCTGAGATACGAGGATGCCTGATTGCCCCAGAGGGTTATGTGTTATGTGGTGCAGATATGACTAGCCTAGAGGATACAACTAAGCGACACTATATGCAGCCTTTAGACCCTGAGTATGTAGCAGAGATGTCAAAACCAGGATTTGACCCACACCTTGACCTAGCTAAACATGCTGGTGTTATTAGCCAAGAGGACATAGACAAGCACAACACAGGTGAACGAAGCCTTAAGGCATTACGCAAGAACTACAAGGTAGTAAATTACAGTGCCACGTATGGTGTTAAAGAGGCTACTCTATCTCGTACTACAGGCATGAAGAAGTCTGAGGCTAAGAAACTACTCGCTGCCTTCTGGGATCGTAACTGGTCCGTAGAGGCCGTGGCAAAGGGTGTACGTGTACGGGAACCACAGGGGCTAGGGGGTATGTGGCTAAAGAACCCAGTTAGTGGTTTCTGGTACAGCCTACGCAGTGAGAAGGACCGCTTCAGTACACTTAATCAAGGTACAGGTGTCTATTGCTTTGACACTTGGGTTAAGCACTGTCGTAAGGATGGTGTCAAAACGATAGGACAGTTCCACGATGAAATTATCACTTTGGTAAAAGAGGGAAAGGAGACACAAGAAAAGATTAGTATGGAAGATAGTATAGAGCGGTTGAACGATGAGTTGCAACTAAATGTACCTCTGGGTATTGATGCTCAGTTCGGTAACAGTTATGCTGACATCCACTAAATTTATTTTTGTTGTATGGTTGCGTAAGCACAAAAAATGTTGCTATATATAAGTACCCGCATAAGGAAAGGAACCCGACATGGGAAAGAAAGTTTACGTTGAGTGTCCAGTTAATTGGGCTAAATTGCGTGAAGAAGACCGAGACATGGGTAAGAACATGCAGGAAGGTTCTGATGCACGAAACAAGATTGACGAAGTACAGGGACGATACACTGTGCAACTAATGCTTGATAAGGATACTAAGAAGAAGATGGTATCTGATGGTGTACCTAACAAAGGTATGCAAGCCCAATTGTTCAAAGAGGATCAGGATGGTGTTGAATACTTCTCAGCACGACGAGGACACTTTAATCCTAAGTTCAAGGATCAGAACACAGGGGAAATGGGCGTAGTAATGGGACCACCTCGTGTACTTAAAGAGGATGCTGACGGTGTTCTAGTTGATTGGGACTTTGAGGCAGATGGTCTTATTGGCAACGGTAGTAAGGTTGTAGCAAAGCTAGATGTATGGGACGGGAAGCTGACTACCTTAGAAGCAGTTAAGGTAGTAGATCATGTCCCCTACGAAGCAGACGGGAGTGCTTTCTAATGACTAAAGCCACCATCATCTTTGAAACCTCGGAAGAGGTAGATGGGTACGAAAGTAAGACTACTATTGAGCGTCACAATGTAGACACTCTTGAAAATCTTGCGTACTTCTACAGTGAGGCTACAGTGGCAGGGGGTTGGACTTACGTTAAGGCAGTGGCCCTAGAGAAAGAGGATGAGTCTATTGTCTGGTCCGACATTTGAGCCTAAACATGTCTTAGTTGATGGTGACATTGTTGCGTACAGGGCTGGGTTTGCCTCAGAGGGTAAGACCAGTGCAGATGCAGAGGACAAGGTAGACGAGGTTATGAACTTTATAGCTTCCAATACTATGTCCTTCCCTGTGCCTGACAGGTTTCATACGTTCTTAACTGGGACTGATAACTTTAGGTTTGAAATAGCTAAGTCGTATCCCTACAAAGGGAATAGGAGTAAGTCAGAAAAGCCTGAGCATCTACAACATTCAAGGGATTATCTAGTGTCCAAGTACAAGGCAACTATAAGCTACGGAGAGGAAGCTGATGATCTTATAGCTAAGGCTGCAACTAAGTATGGACCTAATACTGTCGTAGCTTCTATAGATAAGGACATGCTACAAATACCTTGCTGGCATTATAACTTTGGCAGAGATGAATGGTCACAGGTAGATGAGTGGGGAGGCTCTAAGTTCTTCTATACTCAGATACTAACTGGTGATGCAGCAGACAACATAAAAGGGATCAAAGGTGTTGGCCCTGTTAAAGCTGGTAAGTTGCTTAAGGATTGTACAACAGAGGAAGAACTGTGGTACGCTTGCTTAGAGGCTTATGATGGTGACTATGACCGTGTAGTAGAAAATGCTAGGTTGTTATGGCTAAGGAGAAGAGAGGAAGAGTTATGGGAGCCTCCAACAGTGAGAGACGGAGACACGCAATAAAGAACGGATACCGCTCTGGCTTGGAAGAGGATATATCTAAAGACTTGACTGAACGGGGTGTAGACTTTGAGTATGAGAAGCTAAAGGTAAGATGGCAACTCTTAGAATATAAGACCTACACCCCAGACTTTAAGTTACCCAACGGTATTATCATTGAGAGTAAGGGCAGGTTCGTAGGAGCGGATCGTAAGAAGCATCTTAAGATTAAGGATCAACACCCGTTCCTAGATATTAGGTTTGTGTTCTCTAACTCTAGGGCTAAGTTAAACAAAGGTGCAAAGAGTACTTATGGAGATTGGTGTGACAAGCACGGTTTCTTATATGCAGATAAAAGGATACCCGACGAATGGTTGTTGAAAACGTAGCTACCTTTAAGGTACACAAAGTAAAGGATGGTCCCTACCAAGACGAAGAGGATGGTATGTGGTGGTTGTTATGCTGGGTAGAAGATTGTGACCCAGAAGACCCAGACGATGCTATGTTTGATGAGGAAGTTCCCTTCTCTACATTCACTAACGCATACAACTTCAAGAAACACTTTGAGAGTTCTATTGACCCTATATTAATAGAATTTCGTGCTGGGATGGAGATTAAGTATGACGGGTAAAACAGCTATCGTATTCTCTTGCGCTCATGTAGACCCATCAGTGGGAAATGAAAGGTTTGATTGGCTAGGGGAATTAATCTATGAGGTCAACCCACACTACATCATTGACTTAGGTGATGGTGCAGATATGCGTTCACTGAATAGCTTTGACACACGCTATCCACAAGCTATGTGCGCTCAGAGTTACGAAGAGGATATAGACCACTATAACGAAGCTATGGACCGCCTAAGACGTAAGCCCAGTACCCGTAAGTATAAGGTGCCACAATGGTTTGGGTTTGAGGGCAACCATGAACATCGTATCAAACGTGCTATAGCACATGACCCACGACTAGAAGGAGATAAGTACGGTATTTCATACAGCCACCTACAGACTGACCACTGGTTTGATGAATACCATGAATACGAGAACTCAGCACCAGCTATAAAAGATTACGATGGAATATCATATGCTCACTTCTTCAGTTCTGGTAACTATGGTACTGCTATGTCAGGGCTACATCACGCTAACTCACTAATGGCTAATAGGAACCACAGCAGTACTTGTGGGCATAGTCACAAGCGAGACCTTAAGTTTAGGGATGGGGCGCACCCTAATGGTATCATGGGGCTTGTAGTGGGTTGTTATAAGGGTGCAGCAGAGTCTTGGGCTGGTCAAGCTAATAACGATTGGTGGAAGGGTGTTGTCATTAAGAGGAATATTTCTGGTGGCATGTACGAGCCTGAGTTTATATCACTTCAACGGTTAAAGGAGTTATACGGCAATGGGGAAGCGTTCTAACTTCAAGAGAGTACCAAGGGACTACTATCCTACCCCAATACAGGCTGTAGAGCCTCTAATACCTCACCTGCCATACTCCTTTGACTACTTGGAGCCATGTGCAGGTGATGGTAGGCTTATATCACACATAAGTCAGTTAACCAGTGGACTAGGGGAATGTATAGGTGCCTACGACATAGAACCAAGGCATGACTATGTACAGAAGATGGATGCGCTAACTATAGAAAGTGTCTCAGGTAGTTTTAGCAAGGACTTCTTAGCTATTACTAACCCACCTTGGGACAGGAAGATACTACACCCGTTGATAGACAACTTCTTAGGCATATGTCCTACTTGGTTGTTGTTTGATGCGGATTGGATGCACACGAAGCAGTCAGCTACCTTTATGACTTATTGTAAGACGGTGGTGAGTGTAGGAAGAGTTAAGTGGATTGAGGGAAGTAAGAGCCAAGGTAAGGATAATTGTGCTTGGTATCTCTTCGACTTTAGTAATGAAGAACAGACGCAGTTTTATGGGAGAATGATACAATGATTATGAGTAACAAAAGTATGGAAGCGTTCCGAGAATATAGTGATTGGGTGGAAGACAAGATCATTACTGAGGGTAAAGACCGACTGATGGAAAATGCTTTAGGTCTTATGGGTGAGGCTGGAGAAGTAGCCGAGAAGATTAAGAAGAGTATGAGGGACAAGACTGAGGTTACCCCTAACGACATTGTAAAGGAATTAGGTGACGTAGTATTCTATGCTACAGCTTTATCTAACTATTACAATGCTAACTTAGGTGTGACTATCCTAGAGAACCTAAACAAGTTAGATAGTCGTGAAGCTAGAGGCACTATTAAAGGAAGTGGAGACAATCGATGAAGAGTAACTACCTGCCCACAGACTATCAGACCTTCATTGCTACTAGCCGCTATGCACGTTGGTTAGAGGAAGAAGGACGCCGTGAGACATGGGGTGAGACAGTTGGTCGTTACATGACTAATATCGTAGCTCCTTGGCTAACCCCTACCATAGAAAGAGAAATCCGTGACGCTATCCTTAGTCTTGAGGTTATGCCTAGTATGCGTTCACTTATGACTGCTGGTAAAAGTTCAGCCCGTGACAACACTTGTATGTATAACTGTTCTTATTTACCCGTAGATGATCCTAAATCCTTCGATGAGGCTATGTTCATCCTGCTCTGTGGTACTGGTGTCGGGTTCAGTGTCGAGCGTCAGTTCATTACTAAGTTGCCAGAGGTTCCTTCCCTCTTTGATAGTGACACGACTGTTGTTATCAAGGATAGTAAAGAAGGTTGGGCTAAAGGTCTTCGTCAAGTTCTGGCTCTCCTGTGGGCTGGTGAGATTCCTAAGTGGGATGTATCTAAAGTACGTCCAGCGGGTGCTAGACTTAAGACGTTTGGTGGTCGTGCTAGTGGTCCTGCTCCTTTGGTTGACTTGTTTAACTTTGCCGTTACTACATTCAAGGCTGCACAGGGCCGTAAGCTGTCCAGTATTGAGTGTCATGACCTGATGTGTAAGATTGGTGAAGTTGTCGTTGTAGGGGGCGTTAGACGCTCTGCTATGATCTCTTTAAGCAACCTATCAGATGATCGTATGCGTCATGCTAAGTCAGGTAACTGGTGGGAGAACGCAGGACATAGAGCCTTAGCTAATAATTCTGTATCTTATACAGAGAAACCAGACAGCATGTCTTTCATGCGTGAGTGGACAGCCTTAATGGAGAGTGGCAGTGGAGAACGAGGAGTATTCAACAGAGAAGCATCAATTAAACAAGCAGCAAAAAATGGTCGTAGAGAGTCTAACCATGAGTTCGGAACAAATCCATGCTCGGAAATCATTCTTAGGCCGAATCAGTTCTGTAATCTTACGGAAGTTGTCATCCGTGCTAACGACAGTATCGAAGA